ATAAAGGCGAATACGGACAGGAACCGTGGCCGTATGTAGTAAGTAAGCACCCTGAAAAGGCACTGCCGTACAGCGGATTGGCATACATGGCAGGAGTCGTTGACCTCGGCAATCGTGGAAGTCTTCCGACTTATAATTTTGAAGTCAAAGGAAAACTTCTTGAGACAGGCGACGGGATCGACGTGAACCCGGCTGATTATATTCTGTATGTGCTGAAAGCGGCAGGAATCGAGGACGTCAAAATCGAGGGTATTGAGAATTTCCGTAAGTATTGTGCGGCGGCAGATATTCTTATCTCGACACCGCCTGACGAATCGGCGAAAAAGGCACAGCAAATCATTAACGATATCGCCGAAATTACCAACTGTTACCTATTTTGGTCTGACGACCGGCTGAAGATTGTTCCTTTAGCCGATAAAGCGGTCGGAGATTGGAATCCTAAAAAGGAGATCCAATATAACCTTACGGCCGACGACCTTATTCCGGGTAGTGACGGGCAACTCGTTATTTATAAGCGAAAAGACAGCTCGGAGACGTATAACCAAGCAACTGTTGAATTTATCAATCGTGCCAACGGGTACGAAAAAGAAACGGTGTCCTTCGAGGTAGTAGCAGACGTTCAAAAGAACGGTATGAAGCCTGCAAGCAAAAAGACCGCACACTATTTATATACGAAAAAGAGAGCGCAGTATTACGCTGAACAATTAGCCATGAAGCGGCTGTATAGCAAGAATCAGTACACGTTTCATTTGGACTGGGCGTTTTGCAGATTAGAACCTGGGGACCTCGTGACGCTTACTGATGAGCTATGCCAACTCGACAGGCAAGTCGTTGTTATTACGGCTGTAAATGAAGCGGCTGACGGTGAGCTTGAAATTACAGCAGAAGGCAAGCCGCCTGGCACATATGCACCGGCACGATACGACGTACATGAGAACGAACGGCCGTTTACTGATTATAATGTTCCGGCTCCGGCTATTAACCATTATTCCATTGTACAGACACCTGGAGATGTATCAGGGAACGAGTTGTTATTAGGTGTAACGGCTCCGTCGGGATGGGGCGGCTGCACGGTGTGGGTATCAGATACGGGCGATGCGTATAAAGAAGCCGGTAAGATTACGGCACAGGCACGTATTGGACGACTAGCCGCAGCTATGACAGCCGAAGCGACAAGCTGCATAGTCGAACTCTTCTCAGGTGAGCTTCGAGGTGGATCGGCTATTGACGCTCAGCGAGGGAACACGCTCATTTGGATTGATGGCGAGTGCCTGAGTTACGAAGGTGCGACTCTTCAGCCTGACGGGCGGTATTTACTTACAGGCCTAGTGCGTGGCCAATACGCCACGACAGCTAATAACCACGCCGAAGGTTCGCAGTGCGTCCGTATCGATGAAGCACTGTTTCACGCACCGTACCGTACAGAAGATATCGGCAAGAAGATATGGATTAAGTGTGCGTCAGTAAATATGTTCGGATCCAACGAACAAGACCTTTCCGAAGTGCAGGCCATTGAGTATACGATACAGCCGTATTACATTCCTGAAGTTCGAGACCTTGCCGTATATACGAAATATTACGACTTAGGCGATGGCATTTCATCTTTTGATGTTATCGCAACCTTTGCACCGCCTCAAATTACAAGCTTTGACACGGCCGAAGGGTGGTACAAAGAAGGGGCAAGCGACTGGAAGTACGGCGGTAACGGTGACGGCCAAATCGTCATCAGTGGGTGTGAGCTTGGACATACGTACGACATTCGAATCAGGGTTAAAGACCGACACGGCAACTATTCGCAAGGCCTTATTAAGCGGTTTACGGTAGAAATGAAGAGCGAAGTCCCGAATACACCGCAAGGCTTTGCCGTTACGTTTGGAAGTGCAGCCACGTTTAATTGGCTAGAGGTGCGAAATGCCGACATTGACTTCTATGAGATTCGGCATGATTTAAACCCTGGACAAGAGGTCGGCCGTATCGGTAAAAGCACGAATACGACATACGTCGGAACACTGACAGAACGAACTGGACGAGTGTACTTGTACGCTCACAATCCTATGAAGGGATACAGCGCACCTGCTATGCTCGAGTATAACGTTAAGGCACCGAAAGTACCGACGCATATAACGGCTAAAGGCGGCATGTCGGGAATCGGCGTTACATTCGACACTGTTCCGCTCGGTTGCCGAGGAGCGAACGTATATGTTGATAATGCGGTTTATTTTACGCCGACTAATTCATTCTCGCTGATTCTTGCGCCTGGCGTATACAGAGTACGAGTTGCTTATACGGACATATTCGGAGAAGGCGAAAAGAGCGGTGAACAGCTCGCCACCGTGAAGCTTGAGATAGATAAGTCAATCATCAGCCGTGAAGCACTCGGCCTAGATGAAATAGACAGGGCTATCGCTAAGATTGAAGGCGACGTCGGGGTCGTGAAGTCCGAAGTAACCGGAACGTCGACTCGTATTACTCAGCTCTCGAATAGCGTTGATTTACGGATTAACAGTCTTGATGGGAAAGAGCTGATATCTCGTATTAATCTGTCCCCAACAGGAACACGAATCGACGGCAAATTGCTACATGTCACTGGTCAAGCTCTTTTCGATGACAACATTGTCACTCCAAAAATGATTCAAGCCGGAGCGGTAACGGCTGACAAAATGCAGGTAGATAGCTTATCCGCAATTACGCAGAACGTAGGCGAATTGCACGGCGGTACGATAATCGGCGGTACGTTCCGCAACAACGACAGCAGTTTCCAAGTCTTGCCGAACGGCGACATTATCGGTGCTAATATCATCGGTAGTCGTATCGACGCTAAGTCCGTATACGCCGAAGGGGAACAGCTTAAACCCGTACACGTATCAACGCAAGTCGTTGATAGCGGCGACAAGATTGTGCTACCCGAAGGGTATTCTATCGAGAAGTCGATTATATACGTGCTTGAGTATGACTTGATTAGAGATGATTATTTTGCGAGCGGTATTGTTGCAGGCACAGATTACAATGGGCAAACGCAGAAATACTACTGGATAAACACCACGGAGTATTTGCCGAACAAGACAGACTTTGGTCGTACCGACTGGATAAACGGAGATTTACCGCACCGTGTAAATGAAGAGCTAAAGCGTCGGTTTCCCGTACATTTTGAAAAAAGGGAAACTAAAAGCGTAGTTGACTGGTTTAACAACCGCAGCAACTTCTCTTATACGCACAGCACCTTAATGAATCAGAGAGTTGTGTGGGGGATACCGCATGTAAACCAAGGTTATTATGACGAGAACATGTTTGTATTTTTTGGCTATCAAACAAACGCTATTTTTCCGCAGGTACGTACAAGTCGAATGGGACGTGGCGTAGATAAAGACGACCCCCAATTCGGAAAGCACATAGTAGGCGTAGCCGACGACGGGACGTGCTATAACTGCAAAGTTATTTACGGTTTAAAAGGCGACCCCCGACGACTGTACACCACGTGGGGAACGATTAAAGTATGCGTCGTATCGTTCTGGTAGAAGAGGTGAGAGAACATGTATTACTACTTTCGTTCTGACGGGTCGTGTAAAGCACAGTCTGAGTTACGACTTCCGTATGCGGATTGTGCGGAGATACAAGACCCCGTCAATTACGACATCTCAACAATAGAGTTTAAAGACGGCAAGATTGTAAGGCGCGAGGTTAAGGAAGATATACCGCTTACGCCGCTCGAACCGGCAGAACCTCAAGAAGTTGACTCACCCCAATTAACTGATATGCAAGAACAGATTATGGCGAGTATCGCCGAATTATCCGAGGCAGTGGCAGCTCTGGCTGAAGGGGGTGAGTCATAATGCTTGAGCTGATTTCTACTATTTTATTATTCATAAAGGAGTGGTTATATATGAGAATATTTAAAACGATGATACCCATTTACGGTTGGCAAGTTCTGAACGGCAACTACGTACTGACGAAGGAAGAAGCTACCGACGGGCAGAAAGTAGTGCCCGAACGGTACGTACCGTTCGTAGCCGAATGGTTGACGGAACGAGAAGATAAGCGGAAAGAGGACTAACCTATGCAGGTATTCAACGATGAACTGCACTGCGGATCTGATTTTACTCGGCGATACGTTGCCGATGGCCACGACTTCACGGGAGCGACGGCCGTTATGAAAGTCCGCACAGAGAATGACATCGAGCTTGTAGCCGCTGACTGCACCGTCGACGGGGACTCCGTCACAGTGAAGATACCTGGCGAGCGAAGCCGAGAGATTCCGAGACGGTACCGAATGGCGAAGTACGACGTATTCGTAACGAAGGAAAACGACTACAGTTACAAGCTCGTCATGGGTGATATGCGAATTATTTATGACGAGTCAATGCATTAGAGGGGGAATTTATAATGGACGAATTAAAAGTAAAGGTGAACTTCGAAAATCCGGTACAAGTACAAGCGGTTCAGATTCCCGGATTGCCCGGTCGGGATGGCCGAGACGGAACACCGGGAAAAGATGGAGAAAACGGACGTGATGGCAAGAGTGCTTACGAAGTGGCCGTCGATAACGGCTTTGTAGGTACAGAACAAGAATGGCTTGAAAGCCTTAAAGGCAGAGACGGAGTGAGCGGCACAAGCGAAGCGGTTAGCATGAACTTTCCGACTGTATATCAAATGATGAAGAACAGAGCAATGAAGGTCGACAGCGACAGCCTGGAAGACCTTCTCAAAGCGTTGTTACGGGAAGTCATTCCCGACGGTCGATATACGTCGTACCTTGCCGAATTTAAACTCGTTGACGGTACGTCGGTTGCAGTCGGCGACACGGTTGTACATGTCGAAGGTCAGCCCGGATTTTATGTTGTCGACACGAACGGAAATCGTCAGATGATACCCGACAGCGGGCGGCTCGACTTTGCATTATCTTCTCCGTTCGATGGTAACGAGAAGATTCTTACAATGGAGTATCCGACCGGTAACGACGGTACGGCCGCTTCGCTCACAATCCCGGCAGCACAGACAGGGGGAAGCGAAGAAGAGTTGTTCAATGAGAACAGTGTGAGGATTTATCGTCGTGCAGATGGACAGGCGGTTATCGACTTCCCGGCATACGCCATGTTCGACACGATATATAGCAATCCGAATCTTGACTCACTTCACTTCGACAGCCTTGAGCTTAACGAACTTTCGGGCGGCGGCGACGATATTGCGATTACGGGCATGATGTTACTTGCGAAGCTGACAAGCAAAGCGTATTTCCCGAGAGATAAGGAAATGCCTGAACACGTTACACTGCCTAATCAGCCTGAGCGGCTTAACCTCGAATTCAGACGAAAAGGCAGAGCAGAAGGATACGCCGATGATGTGTTCAGTTGGGCGAACGTTGACTGCGACGGCTCGACTTTCGACCACGGCGTAGGGGTCAGCTATGCTAAGCAAGACATACTTTAAGGAGGTTGCCGATGTGGACATGGAGTTTTGAGCTTGCAGACGTTTTGACGACCTTAACAATTATAAGCACGCTCGGCGGTATGGCTTATTACTTGATTGTACGGCCGTTTTTACAGCGGCTCGAAGAAGACCGAATCAACGACCGCACATTTTTCTCTTCTAAATACGATACGTTAATCGAAACATTGCGAGAATTAAAAGAAGAAATCAAGCTATCTCGTCAAGACAGAATCCAGCAAGCACAACGACACTTACAGCTCGTTGGTCGTGTTGACGTATTAGAGGCTCGTGTAAATGATTTAAGGAATGAAATGCACGAGAAAGAGAAAAAATCATGAATATCGACAAAGTAAATGTAGCAGACTTAGTAGTCATCACGGGGTTGGTTGCAGCCCTTGTGATGGCTATTTTATTTAGTCTCAATGAACTCGCAATGAGCATTGCAAGTGGCCTTTTAGGCTATATTGGCGGTGCTAAAACTGCGGTACACAAATCAGAAAGGAGTGATGAACAGTGAGAGAAGTTACGCTACACGAATTAAAAGCATTGGCCAAGGCAGCCTACTGGGACCTGTGGAATGGAGCGAGAAGTCTTGATCGTGATGTTAAGCTGTATATTCATTGGACGGCAGCTCGTTACAACCAGACGTTCGACGAGTATCACGTGAATATTACGGGTGACGGCAGGGTATTTGTGTCAACGGATGATTTAGCTGAAGTCAAATCGGCAACATATCGACGTAATACCGGCAGCATAGCTATTACACTTTGTTGTGCTTACGACGCAACGGGTCCCGATAACTTAGGACCGTATCCGCCTACGGAAGCACAAATTAATGCAGTGTCACAGGTTATATGCGTACTTGCCGATGCACTTGATTTGACGATCGACCTTGATAGGGTCATGA